CTGATAGAAGTGCCACGAGGTGCCGGCTGCAGTTGCCGCTGGCACCAAGGTCAGGACGGCTGTGCCGTTCGATCCGGTGTTGGTGATGTTCTTGGCGACATGCGTCGCAAGCACCAGCGATGCCGTGGAGGCGACCGCCACAACGGCGGCATTTGGCGCTACGAGCGGAGGCCGGGGAACCATATATCCACTACCCGTTGCTGTCATTTCTATTCTCCTAAATGGAAAGGCCCCGGTTTCCGAGGCCTTCAGTTCAATTCCTGAATGGTTATATTCGTTCCGACTATGCGCCGGTCGAGTATACGATCGATCGCCAGTCAACCGCCTTCGCAGCGAAGTCCAGGTAGGCGTAAAACTGCATTCCGAGGACGCCCTGCTCGTTGTCCTTGCGGATGAATTGCGGACCTTCCGCGCCTTCGAGATGGCAATACTCGACGCAAGGCGCGATGGCCGGGTCGGCCACCATGAAGTAATGGACGACTCCCGAGCCGTTGAGATCGAGTTCGCCGTCGGCCACAACTTCCAGGCGCCCGGCAAACCAGTTCTGCGAGGACGGTGCGAGGTTCGGTCCGGTGGCTGTCGTTACGGAGCGCGCGGTTGATTCAAGAGCTGCCGGGACGATCAGGAATTTCGGCACGAGGTTGAGGACGGTTGAGCCGTCGACCCCGGTCTGAACCCGCATCAGACCGAACATGCTATCGAAGGCCGTGTTGCCGAGGACGCCCGTGTCGGTATTGAAGTGATGGGTGCCATCGATCAGCGCGTAACCATCCGCGAACGCATACGGAGCTGTAGTACTGGCCGAATTTGCCAGGATCAGGTACACGACCTTATTTTCCAGCCGCGCAGCCTGTTGGCCGAACGCGCCGATCAGGTCGTTGAACGCCCCGAGATCATCATTGATGAGCATCTGCCGCGTGAAACTTACGCCGCGGCCATAGGTCGCCAGGGAATATGTTTCCTTGGTGTCCGCCATGAGCCCGAGAGCAATCTGCGCGCCCTCTGCCACGGGCAGGAACGTCGGCGCTTCTCCGAGTCGAACGCGGGTCATCGATTTGAAGTCGGGCGTTGTGCTCGGCTTACACCAGGTCCGATAACTCGGGTTGGCGAAGTTGTATCTGGCCAGCAACTGCTTGCGTGCCGTATTTTCCAGCACGGCTGCGAAGTCCGCGGTTGCCTGCATGGCGAGTCTGGCCACCGTAGCATCGTCCGGATGGCGGTTGAGATTCCTCTCCAGCCTCACGGATTCAGCCGCAATCTGTTTGATGGTGAGACCGGCAAAGGGGTTCTGCGAGTCCTTGCAACGGTCCTTCGGGCTCATCAAGCCGAACACGGCTGTTTCCATCGCCCCACGCCTCTTGTCGGCCCCGTCTCTCACCAACGAAACGTGATGTTCCCGTGTGTCGCCGTATTCGAGACCGCGTTTGGCCTGCTCGTTGAGAGCGATGGTCTGATAGTCCGATGCCAATGTGTTGTTGTCGACATATTTGTCGGCAAATTCCGCTTCGAGATTGCACCATCTGGTAACTTCACGAATGCGCTTGATGCGCGCCAGTTCTTCCACGACGGCTTTCCTGCGCGCCGCTTCCAGGGAATCCTGATACATTTGTTCGGCTGTCAGTTTGGTGCTGACATCCGTCTGGGCACCAGTGCCCGTAGTGTCTACCTTGTCAGGCATACTTCCTCCGTTTGGGCTAGTGCCCATGGTTTGGTCATTGATTGTAACGCTGTTGATTTGGTCGCCATGTTCGGCGGCCAAGGTTGTGGTTCCGAAATCAGCAGGGATCGGCGCGACGCTCAATTCAAACGGACGCCATTCCTCCGCTATCCTCATTTTGAGGTCGTTCTCCTCGGTCTTCTTCACCTTGAGAATTTCGACGCCCATTGAGAATTTCGTGACGATACGATCCTCGATATCACTCCAGAGATCGTTTACGCTCCCGCGCTTCGAGAAGCGCAACGTAGCCTTGAAGTCCTTTTTATCGCGCCAGGCCTTCTCTACGACTCCCTTCTGCGAAACACTCCCGTCCCATAAATTGTGATTGTCAAGGACCGGTGCGCCGTTATTGAGGAGTGACAGATCCGCACCGGAGGGATCAAATCGCAGTACATATTTCTCTCCCGTCCAGAAATCCATCCGCGGAATGTCGGCGCCAGTGAAAAATATGATGTCCACTGTTCTCTTCTCAGAGTTGATCGAACTGACATTCTGACCGGCGAGAAACTCCCGATTGTGGAGCCGTTCTACATCGATCGCATGCCGGGCCGTCTTACCCTTGTCCCCGAATTGCTTGTAACAGATCGCGGAACGCTGTTTTTCATCCGGATAATCGTCGTTCATGACCTTATCTCCCATGCAGCGGTCGACGAAATCCTTCTCCGATTCGCCTTTGTTCGGCATCGGCATCGTCATAATCGCCTCCTCAGTTCACCGGCAGCGGTTCACTGGCCTTGCCGTTCGATTTCGGTTTGATCTGGGTTCCCGGCTCTGGCGGTGGAGCGGTCGATTCCGTCGTCGCCTTCGCGAACGTCACGCCCGCGGCATCAAGGCGCGGTTTCCATTTCTCGATTTCGAGAGCCTGCTCTTCTGCATCATTGCCTTGCTCGCCGATGAGTTGCGGCCAGGTCTTCTTGCCGATCTGGAGCTCGGCGCGATCGGCCTCTGCCTCTGCGGCGCGGTCGAGCAGATCGAAGGGTGGCGGATCCCAATCGACATCGTAATTCGCTTCGGGAATAACGTTCATTACTAATAATTTGTCGACGAATCTTCTGTAAATCGGGTCGAGCACCTGGGGAATGAGCCAGTTCCAGCGATATTCCTCGATCGCATCCCTGAAAGCGAGAAGGCCGCCGCGGTAACTGGAGTAATTGACGGCTTCGAGGTTGTCGTCCAGAACCACATATGGGATTTCGAGGCCTGCGGCGACCTCGCGCAATTCTGTTTTTTTATATTCTGAGTAATCCCCGGAGGCGGCGGGATCAAGGAACTTCACATCCGTTCCGGGAGCCCCATAGGCCACCATTCCGGGACGGAACTCTTCGATCTTTTTCCCGTCGGAATCCACGGCAATGCCAGCGAGAGTCGGACCCTCGGATCCCTCGGCTTGCATCACAAACGCTGCCAGGCAAGCCTCGATCTTTTTCCTCATGATGGTGGCGTCGGCATATTCATCAATGTCCCGAAGTTTTGCCATGACGGACGCAAACCGCGTGACGGCGCGCACGTCGCCTGGCCGGTCGACTTCGGCATGGTGGAGGATATAGTCGACCGGTATAAATTTGCTCGTATACATGCCGCGGAACGAAGTTTGAGTTACTTCTCCGGGATGGTTGCCGAAAAGCCAATAACCGGTCACCCGGCCTATCGGGTCGAACTGGATTCCTTGAATGATCCACCCGGTATCCAACTGCATGGTTTTGGAATCGTCGATGTAGTCGGCCTCCAAAACCTGCAATTGGAGCGGAACAGCCAGCCCATCATTGGGTAGGCGGTCCCAGAGACGCACGAGGACCTCGCCGGATTCGTAGCAACTCGATACAATCAGCTTTTGGGCCGCATAGATATTAACCCTCCGATCCGAGCAACACTGGCGCGCGAATTGATTCCAATATTGCAGGATCGTTCCGTTGACCTTAACGTTCCCGGTCTTCGGCCTCGGCGAAATGCCCGTTCCTACGACGCGTTTCGCCCACTCTCGTTTCGCCTTGCGCCCATAGGCGTTATTCCTGCACAGATCGCGCGCATTGGCTCTCAATTTCGAGCTAGCGACGCCGATTTCCGCATTGCCGGATGCGTTGCTGGTGAACCATCCACCCTGCCTCCGGGTCGGTCGCACGCCCTCATAGTTCAGCAGTATCCCAGCAAGCGCGCGAGCCTTGGCGCGTCTCAGTGCCAATTGCGGTGCCAGGAGGTTAATGGTTTTATCGAGCCAGTTCATTCAATCCTTTGTAAAGCTCGCAAATGTTGAACTAATGCCGCCGCCGGTGGGATTCGCAATGGCATTCTTGATCAGGGCGCGGGCCTTCATGAGTTCATCCATCCCCCGATATTGCACCTCGCGTCCGTCGCTGAAGCGGACGCGCAATTCTCCCGTCGCGATTGCGGTCTCAATCGCCGTCAAATCCGTAGTTGTCCAGGCCATTTATTTCCCAGTTACTCTTTTTTGACTTCTGATACTCTGAATCAATTCGCGGATGCGCGGAATCATTCATGTTTCCGGAGCTCCTTCTTCGCGCAATTTATCTAAATAGGATTTGGCACAACTGCAGATTTCCAGGAGCGTTCTGAAATCTTCACAATCCATTGCAAAAATAAACTGCGTCAATGGTAATGTGGTACCAACCCCGCGGCGGATTCTCTGCGGTTTAGCCATTGCTGTGTTTGACTTTTTTAAATTTTCTGGTTGTAATCTCATACTCTAGGCCATCTTTCTGCACATCCACGCCGGCAGTCACGAGAACATCGGCGGTCGGCGCGGGAGGCAAAGGCATTCCGTTCGAATCGGCAAGAATCGTTTTCTCGATAATCGGTACAAAAGGCAGAAATCCGTTTCTGCGGTAGGCGTCGTGAAGGCCTTCGGCCAGATCGTTTCCATCTCCCGTCATCCGCGAACCATCAGCAAAAGTGAATTCAA